CAGTTAATTTTCTTTAATCAGAGAACATTCCAAATATATTAAGTAATAAATATTCTTGTGGATTTTAGGCTCAGTAATGAGCCATTTTTTATGCCTAATTCGCTTATCTCTTGAGATGTTCTTCGGAACATCTTTTTTCCGCTTAAGAAATTATATGTTATAATAATAGTGTAAAAGGACAGATTAACTAGTCCTGGATTTAAGTGTTAATTTATAAAAAACTACCTCTTATAAAAAACTACCTCGATTGCAAGTCTGCAGGTAGTTTTTTATTGCATAAAAAAAGGCTCATGCGCCAACATGAGCATACAGAAATACAAAGATAGCAGACATTTATTTTAATCTTTGTACTTTAATTATACAATTTTAATTCACACAATTCAACTAGATAATAGTGCACAATGCAGTACAATACAGTACAAATTAAAAGACTAGTCCATTTTTGAACTAGTCTTTCGTCCTATTTAGGACATCACCAAGATTTAAAACTATTCGCCAAAAATATTATACACTAATTATCTGAATCAGAAAACTTTTCAGGGAAATTAGATTGAATAGTTATCAATTGATTTTGTTTAGAAACAATTTCTAAGTAAATCTGTGTTAATCCAATGTTTCCATTATCTCCCAATGATAAATCAATTACCTTTTGAGCGTTATCTGACATTCTGTCATAATAGCTATTATAATTTGAAACAGTATATTCACTTGGATCTTCAACAAACTTAGTTGCCTGTGAAATTAATGAATCAAAAGTAGTTAAAATATTCTTCATTTCTTTATATGTTTCTTCACTCACACCATTATCTAAAGCATTTTGCATTCTTGCGGAAACATATCTATTATCAGAACAAGGAATCTGTATTGTTGTTCCTTTTTCTGCATAATATCCTGAATCATCTCCAATATCTGTTAAATATTCAATATCATCTGTTTCACTATTAAAGTTACCGCAAGTGTTTGCTTTATTACTGTATCTAAAACGTCTGCTTGATTTTGCATATTGGTTGGAACAAATTCAGGAACTAATCCAATTTCTTCAAATTCCTGTTTGACTTTATCAGTGTTTTTAAAATCTGTATATGGTATTTTAACTCTATCTCCAATTAATTCTTCTTTTTCTTGTTCTCTACCTTTTGTTGTATATTTATATCCTGATTGACAACCTGATAATACTAAAATGCTACACAATATAAAATAAAATAGTTTTTTCATAGTAGATTTCCTTTCTAAATTTACATTTTATCAATCATTTCAGAAACGTCAGACAACGAACAACCATATACAGAACACAATTTTTTAGCGTCCTCAAAATAGATATTCTTTTTTCCTGTTTCAATTTGCGAAAGCCATACTTTAGATCTATTTAACCTTGAAGAAGCCTCCTCAACGGTATAATCAGTACGACTAATTCTCATTTCTCTAAACGCTTTTCCTATTTTTTCTTTATCTGTCATGTTGATTACACCTCCATTCTTTCAATTAAAATATATCATATTTGTTTGCTAAAAGCTAACATTTGTTACTAAAATAATTAAAAAAAGTATTGATTTTAGTTTGCTAATAGCTTACAATGGTTTTGTAAGTTAACTAATAGCAAACAGGAGGTGGACAAATGGAGCAGTTAACTATTAAACAAATTCGTGTTGGTATGAATATGACTCAAAAAAGTATGGCTAATTTCTTAAATATTTCGGCAGTTACATATCGTAAAAAAGAAAAAGGAATTACTAAATTTACTTTTGATGAAGTTAGAAAGATATGTAACAAAGCAAATGTAAGTATTGACTTAGTAAAATAGCTATATTTTTTTGGCCAAAAAGTTAACCAATAGCAAACAAAAAGGAGTGAATCAATGGAAGAAGAACAAAAAGTTTTGAATGATGACGAATTAGAAATGCTTTTCCAAACGAACACAACAAACTTTATAGGAACACAAAAAAACATTAACAAGAAACAAGATGATTTCAATAAACATCAGGTGGAAATAAATACTCTGCTTAAAAAACAAGATGTGGATTTAATGGATTATATTTCAAAGTCAAACAAGCAACATTACATCATTGAAATTATCTTATTGCTATTAGTGATATGGTCAAACCTTATTTAGATTACAAGGACGTAATGAGTTTGCTTGAGTGTTCCAAAGTAAAAGCATATCAAGTCATTAAAGAGTTAAGGGAAAAGACAGAATGGGAAGAAACTTATGAATCGAAATGGAAAGGAATTGTAATTCCTACAGACCTATTCTTGAAGTATTTTCCAAGTTGCCGAAAGGCATTAAAAAAATAGGTATTTAGATGATCGCCAAACCAGTAAATACCTATTGATTGCAAGCTATTCAAAATAGCCATTTCTATTATAACACAGAAAAGGAGAAAGTATGACAGGTGAACAACTACAAGCCATGAGAGATAGAATGGACAACCAATTTATAGACAGTGCAGAAGAAGCAGGTGAATTTGAATTGGAAGATAAGCCAATTAAAGAACATTCATATTATCCAAAATACGCAATTGGATATTACACGAAATTAGCAGGACTATATTCCATTCAAGAAAAAGATGGAGAAGACAAAGCTACTAAAAATGCAGAAGAAAATCTAAAAGACATTATGCGTGATTTAAAGGAAGGTTTAAATGCTAGAAATTATGTTTATTACTATGACTGCTTAGGTTATGCGTGGGCTTGCAAAGACTACATGGACGGTGAAGCCTAATGCCAAGAAGAAAGACATACGAGGTAGATATACCAAACTTCACGCCATATCCAACAAAGCATATATCGCAGGAAGAACTTATAAGCAGGGAACATGAAGTTATTTTTAAAGAAAGCGAAATTGAAACCAAAGAGAAATGCACAAAGTTCATGTTCTACATCTCGTTAGCATTGCTTTTGTTTCTGACTATCTGTTCGGCAACAGTTCTGTTAAAGGTGGTGATTATATGACAAAAAAAGAAAAGGTTAAACGTCATTTATTAGAACATGGAAGTATCACTTCTTGGGAAGCAATAACGAAATATAACGCTACAAGGTTAAGCGATATTATCTTCTGCTTACGAAAAGCAGGATATGATATCGAAACTATTTATAAAACGAAGAAAAACAAAGAAGGAGAAACAATTACATATGGAGAATACAAAATTAAAAATTGAAATGTCAAAAGATGGAGAAGTCTCAATCAATGGTTTTTTAGAAGAAAAAGACCTAGTGGAAGTAACTTGTCATTTATTAAATGTAGCTTCAACCGCATTAGCTAAAGCAAGAAAGCGGAGCAAATTAGAAGCATTGCTAAGTATTGTACTTTCAGTCATAGAAAATGGAAATGATGAATCAGTTGAAAATAGTTTCAATATTCAAAAGGTGAATTTGGATGAAACTGTATGAATCGACAGATATATATGAGGTTCTTGAATTTTCAATCCGTGAAGAATGGTTAAAAGCACGTGAAACAAGAATCGGAGGAAGTGAAGCCAGTTCTTTAATTGGAATGAATAAATACACTTCACTTCATGATTTATGGGAACGGAAGATTAAAGGCGTTCAATCTGATGTATCAAATGAACTAATTGAATATGGAAACACTATGGAACCACTTCTTAGGGAACTGTACAGAATCAAACATCCCGAAATGGATGTACAGTACAGTCCTAACACGATTCTTTATTCAAAACTATACGATTACATCAGCTATAGTCCAGACGGCCTTTTATGGGATGGATCAAGAGCAGGAATTCTTGAAATAAAAACTTCCTTTATTCGCAATTCAAATATGAACGAAGAATGGAAAGATTCAATTCCACAGACGTATTTTTGCCAAATATTGTGGGGGTTTCTTTGTACAGGATTTGAGTTTGTTGATCTAATCGCAGAACTTAGATACCTGGACGGAAACTCAAGTATCAGACAATACCACATTGAAAAAATCGAAGTATTGGACGATATGGAGTATTTGCTAAGCGAAAGCAGAAAGGCTTGGGAACATTACTTCAAAGCAAAAGTAGAACCACCAATCACAATCAAAATTTAGGAGGAAAAAATGGAACTTACATTACAACCGAAATTAGAAGACGGACAGATTACCGTTGTTGACTTAGATAGTCAATTAGAAATGGCTCGTAAAGAGTTAAAGAAATACAACTATGTCGTTACCGAAAACAATTATAAAGACGCTAAAAAAGACCGTTCTGATTTGAACAAACTTGTTAAACAAATTGCAGACGCAAGAAAGTCTTTTGAAGATAAAGCGTTTTCAAAATGGAAACCTGAAAAAGCTAAAATCATGGATTTTGAAAAAGAAGTGAAAGCCTATTCTGATGAGTTAGCTAAAGGTATGGATGTTTTTGACGAACAAGAAAAAGAAGAAAAGCGTTCACAGATTTATGAAGCGTGGGATTCATTGCTAGAACAAAGAGATTCAGAGTTCTATGATTTACAACCACTATTCAATCCTAAATGGTTAAACAAGTCTACTTCTGCTAAACAGATTGAAGAAGATTTGAAATCCATTTACGGCAAAATAAAACAAGACTTGATGTTCTTAGGAACATTTCTTCCAACAGATGAAGTGGAAGCAGAACAAGTTCGTTCAGTGTACTTTGAAGAATACGATTTAACAAAAGCAAAAATGAAAGCCGACTCTTTAAAGGCACTTAGAGAACGTGTAGAGAGCCAAAAGCAACAACAGGCTACAATTACACCAAAACCGCAAGAATCGCCGTCTATCAGTCCTCAAGGAACTGTGAATAGCATTTCTGAATCGAAACAGAATACAAATTGGGCAGAATTCAGAGTTGAAGGTACGATTGATGATTTAAAAGAGTTAACAAAAGCATTACAAGAATTAAAACGAACAACTAATTTCACATACAAGATTACAGGAAAAGGAGAATTATAAAATGACAGTTAAAAACACATTACAGAAGAAAGAAGAACATAGCGTTAAATTCATGGTGGGAAATGATGAAGTTAAACTTTCCGCTAGTATTATCAGAAATTATTTAGTCAATGGTAGTGGAGCGGTAACAGATCAAGAAATTAATTACTTCATTCATTTATGCCGTGCGCAGAAATTGAATCCATTCGTAAAAGAAATCTATTTAATCAAATACGGAACGCAACCTGCTACATTCGTTGTTTCTAAAGAAGCGTTCTTGAAACGTGCAGAAGCCAATCCACAATATGACGGTTCAGAAAGTGGAATTATCGTAATTGATAAAAATGGTGAAATTGTAAATCGAAAAGGCGGTTTCTATCTAAAAGACACTGAACAAGTAGTAGGCGGTTGGGCAAAAGTTTACCGCAAAGACCGTAAATATCCTAGTGAAGTGGAAGTTACGTTTGATGAATACGCAGGGCGTAAAAGTGACGGAACATTGAATTCCAATTGGTCAGGGAAACCTGCAACCATGATTAAAAAAGTTGCTTTAGTGCAAGCCTTAAGAGAAGCGTTCCCTAATGATTTGAATAACTTATATACCGAAGAGGAACAGGGAGATATTGAAGTCCCATACATTCCTGAAACTCCTGTAGAACAACCTACAGAGCAAAAACAAGAAGTGGTGGACGTTGACTATGGCGAAAGCCTTGTATAACGGTAACTTACTTCAAGGAAAAGTCATTGAATGTTTCTTTACCAAAGACCCCATACAAGAAGATTTATGTATCCACCATATTTTTAGAGGGGCATTGAGAGATAAAGCAACAAAGTATGGATGTTGGATTTGGTTGCGCCCTGATTGGCACAATCAAACCAACTATTCTGTACACAATGACAGAAAACTTGAATTGAAATTACAAGCTATGTGTCAGATTGCTTTTGAAGATAAATATGGCCATGAGTTGTTCATGAAAGAATTTCACACAGACTTTATCGAAAGATACAGAAGAATGTACGGAAGTTTGTTCTGCGTCTATAACGAATGGAAGATTAGAAGGAGGTGGATTGCCAATGTTGATTAACGGAATGGACGTTTATATGTTCAATCCCTTTCAAATGAAGAATTGGACAGAAAAAGAAATTGCCGATCAAATTGATTATCTGATTTCCATGATTGATAACGAAGCCGATACACCTTATGGAATTGCTAAGAACGTTGAGAACATATCAAATCAGTTATTTCTTTTCGGAGAGGTCATTGCAAGGTACGTCAAAAAGAGAAACCAATTAAAAGACGAAATCAGTGCAGAAAGTAAAATCAATGCTTACCTTGCACGAGATGAATACAAGAAAGAGAATCCCGATTCTAAATTGCCTGCTATGACGTATTTTGAAGGCATAGCCGAACAAAAACTAGTCGATAAGAGAAATACCTTAGCCGAATTAGAATGCGAACTAACACGCTTTAAAAACGCTTATACGAGCGCAGAAAACATCTGCAATGCGTGGAAAAAGTTATTAGAAGCTATCAAATATGAGAATGGGGGAAATTAAAAATGATATTTGCTATTGACCCTGGAAACATAGAATCTGCCTTTGTAATCGTAACGGACGATTTATCAAAGGTAATCAATAAAGGGAAAGTCTATAACGAGGATTTATTAGACATTATATGCTTTGTGAACAAAGTTACACACGTTGCCATAGAAGGTATTCAAAGTTATGGAATGCCAGTAGGTAAAGAAGTGTTTGAAACGTGCTATTTCATTGGAAGATTGCAAGAAACGTTCCTTAGAGAACACGGAAAATTCCCGTTGATGATTTACCGAATGGAAGAAAAAATGTGCTTATGTCATTCTACAAAAGCTAAAGATTCAAACATTAGACAAGCCTTAATTGACCGTTTTGGAGAAGTAGGAACAAAGAAGAATCCTGGTTTCTTTTATGGGTTTAAAAAAGACATATGGTCTGCTATGGCAGTGGCAACAACGTATCATGACAAGTATTTAAAAGGCGAGGAAATTTAAATGAAACATATATTTGATGTCGAAATAGCTAAAAAATACGGAATAAATGTTGCAGTTATTTTAGAAAACATGAGTTATTGGATAAAAAAGAATGAAGCCAATGATAAACATTTCTATGAAGGTAAATATTGGACATACAACAGTATTAAAGCGTTTCATGAAATGTTCCCATATATGTCTGAACGTCAGATTTCCTATTGCTTAAATAAAATGGTTGAATTAGGACTTATTGAAAAAGGAAATTTCAATAAATTAAAGTATGACCAAACTTGTTGGTATGCAATTACCGATTTTGGAAATTCCATTTTACAAAATTGTCAAATGGAAGAAACAAATTTGTCAAATGGATTTAACGCTATTGTAAAACCTATACCAAATATAAACACAGATATAAACACAGATGTAAACACAGATATTAAAAAAGAAAATATAAAAGAAAAGATACCCTATGATGAAATAATCGGTTACCTAAACACTATGGCTTGTACTAGATACAAATCCACTACGCCAAAGACTAGAGCACTAATCAAAGCTAGATGGGAAGAAGGCTTTAAAGAAATTGATTTTGATACAGTCATTAAAAAGAAGTGCGATTCATGGTTGGGAACAGATATGGAGAAATATCTACGTCCCGAAACGTTGTTTGGGACTAAATTTGAAGGGTATCTAAATGAAAGAGATGATTTCAAGAAAGGAGGTATGGTGTTTTGACAAAAGAAGAAACAAGAGAGTTCTTGCATATCCTAAACATAAACTTCCCAAACGCTTTCCAACATTTAAAGACACAGAAAGACATACAGGGCATTGAGCATATGTGGAGTACAGGATTTAAAAATCAGACAGTAGAACAGATGTTACAAGCCTTAACCGATTACCTTTCAACAGGAATTGATATATCTACACCGAGTCTTGGGAAGTTATTTGGCGATATGAAAAAGATGGTTGTAAGTCAAATTGATCTACCGCAATTGAACATAGATGAAAGTTGGAACAAAGTATTAAGACTTGCGAAATGCGATTATGCACAGTCAAAAAAGAATTATCATACTTTGCCTGTAAATATTCAGAAAGCATTAGGAAGTCCACAAGCTTTAGTCGATATTGCCAATGCTAATCCTAACAGAAACGATTATTTGAGAAATGACTTTGAAAAAAAGCTTCAGAATGTCCTTTCTGAAGAAGTTAAAAAATATCAAGCAGGACATAACGATATAAAGTCAATTGCTTATAACAACGGAACTATTGACGGAACAATTGAGGGATTGCCAAATTGGTATGCCGACACAAAACAAACAGAACCAACACAAGAATTGTTGTTAGAAGTTGAAGAGATGAAAAAAGAAATGGGGATTTGATATGTGGATTAGAAGTCAAGATAAAAAATATTTTATAGAAGTAAATGCTTTTGAAATAAAAAGAACTGGTAATGTGTATTTTGTTATTGGTTATCATACTGAGAATAGCAACGATGATATATATTGGTATTTTGGAAATTATTCAAGTGAAGAAAAAGCTATTAAGGTTTTAGATATGATTCAGGAAGCAATCCAACATGGAACCATTGTGAAAAAGACCGAAAAATTTGATGTATTGCGAGAAACCGTATTTGAAATGCCACAGGATGAGGTTTAAAGATGGAAGAAAAGAACCAGGAAGAAGTTTGTAAAAAGTTTACAGAAGTATCAGAGCCATTTCTTATTGACTTTCTAACGCATGAAGCAGTCGAAATCTTTTATAGGAAAATCACGAAATATGTCTATAAATCTGCAAACCTTTTTCACGGCATAGGTTACGGAGTTCTAATTATCATTATGGGGTGTATATCTCAAGTAGATTGGATCAGAAACATTGGAATCATTGTGGTTGGATATGGACTTTCTTATATACCGTCTACTTTAAAAAATGCAGACGAAACACAAGAGATAAAAAAGCAATTTGCAAACATAATTGTGAGCGGAAAAAGATTGAAAAAGAAAATGGAGGAAAAAACGAGTGATTAAATTAGAAAACAATTACTTTATCGAATCGGACGGAACGCAATTCATCCTTAGAAGAAATTGCGAAGCCGAAAAGAAAGACACAAAAGAAAAATATATACGTGTAGATTCAATCGGTTATTACAGTGATTTGAGTTTAGCGTTACAGGGATATGTACGAGAACTTATGTTGGAAGAAGTGCAGGTAAAAACGTTGACTATAAATGAAGTTAAAGACAAGCTAGACCAAATCTACACATACATTCGAGGTGTTTATAAACGTGAAATTAGACAAAGATAGCTATGAAAAAGCGATTCAAACAATTGAATCAGAACTACCTTTTGCAAGCAAAGACATAGAAACAATTAAATCCTATGTAACAGAACTTCAAAGAGCAAACAAAGGTTTAAAAACAAGTCTTGATAACAAGACATACGATTTAGCACATTTTAAAGGATATTTAACTAAATAGAAAGAGGATAACATATGAAACACACTAGAGAAGAAATAATCAAGGCGTTACACATTATCAAAGATACGTGCAATGAAAATGGTTTTGCTTGCGATTCTTGCCCTTTTTACAACGAAGAAGAAAAACTTTGTTGGATTAACGGTGATAGACCCGACCATTGGACTTTTAATGAACAAAAAGAAGTATGGAGGGCATTTAAATGAGTTACAGAAACATAAGTATAAGCATTGAATATGACTTGGTAGGTTATATGTTTGATACCGAACTAAATCAAATGATGAAAGATTTAGTACCAGTATTAGAAGATTTAGAGAAGTGGCAAGAAGCAGATATAGGAGAAGAACAATATCGAGAAACTGTTACGAAGTTTAAATCAAAATGGTTTAAGAGAAGAAAATGCGATATTGAAGCACTAGTAAACGAGGAATTTGAAAAGAAGAAAGCAGAGTTACTGAAAGAATTGGAGTATATGGGGAAATGAAAATACCAGTCTTATTACCAAATGGAATGTTTGGATATTTAACAAATGTTTGCAATTGTGATGAATGTAAAAAAAGAGGACAAGCAGAATTTGAATTGTTTGATGAAAAGGGAAGATACATTCAACACGTTAAATATTCAGAGTTGAAAGACAGAGAGATTATAGAACATTACAATCCATATGATTTATGTGATTTATTACATGAAAAATTGATTAGCAGAAATAAAAGTTTATCAGAAAGATTTAAAGGATATGATGGCGAAACACCTAAAGAAGACCCGTGGGGAGACAGATATGCAGACGAATGTTCAAAAGAAGAGATATATAAGTGGATATGGGAAGGATATGGAATGCCACCTATAAGGGAGAAAGATGATGTTGACTAGAGAAGAATGTGAAAAAGCATTGGAAAATATAGCCAATCTTGAACTACAAGAGTATGAGGGTTTGTATGGAAGAATAAAGTATGTTGGTGATATTAGATTTCGTGACTACAGATTATTAAGAAGACTAATCAAAGAACACTTTGACAATCCACCTTTGGGATTTGAAGAACTGATAAAACATAAAGTTATTTGGGATAACGAATTAAAAGAATATGCTTTTGTTCTTGAGCAATATAAGCCGACAATTTTAAACGTTCCTGCCCCTAGTGATTTACAAGCAATATCTCTTGAATATAGAGGTGGAGAAATAGAATGTTTACTAAGTAAAGAAGTGGAAGAAACAATAAACGATTATTATGTACCAAATCGCTTTTACAGAAAGGAAGTAGTACAGGAATGATTAAATATTGTCCGCTTTTAATAACTAGAGAAGAAGTAAAAGCGGTGTTAATTGGTCAAGGAGATTACACAGTACAAAAGATGAGACCTTGCTTGAAAGAAAAATGCGTTGCCTATTGTAAACATTGGTGTTCGCAATTTGAAAATTCAGTTGAAATTGATGACGAGGTACAAAAATGACAGAAGAAAAACTAGCATACGTTAATAGATTAAATAGAGAAATTCGTGAGATTGAATCGCTTTTAAGTCATGATTTCATTGGATTTCACGCACATAACAGAGATACCGCAACCGTTGAATACCACTTTTGCGAAATAACGATGAACGAAGTGCTAAAGACTTTGAATGACAGACTAGAAATACTGAAAAAGGAGTTTGAAGAACTATGAATGTGTCGCAAAGACGAGTTAGAAATGCCCTTAACGAAATAGAATCTCTTGAAAAATTAAAACATTTTATCGAAACTTCTACTTCTTACCTTGGTTCTCGTTGTGGGACATTTACATGTCGATATGAAAGAAACGGGATAGTAACTAAAAAGAAAATAACAGTAGATGATGATGTTATTCTTAAAATCATTGATTGTTTGATTAAAGAAAAGAATGAACAATTTGAAAAGGACGGTGTTGTCTTTTGAGTGCAGAACAGATGTTTAAAGAGTTGGGATATGAAAAAGTAAGTCCAAGATTCAGTGATGTTGAATATTCTTCTAGTCCTGATTGTAACACAATTAAGGTAATTAGATTTTATAACGGTCAAGTTTATACAGAAACGTTAAATCGTGGTTTTAAGGATGTGTATTATCCTAACGGTGGAATCGTTATGAACAAAGGGTTATTAAAAGCCATTACACAACAGATGTCAGAATTGAGGTGGTTAGATTGATAGATGAGAAGAAATTGATTGAAGAATTAAGAATGGAATATGAATGCGCAGATGACCTTTCTGATTTTACTCGTGGGGTTAAAAGAGGTTTATCAGAGGCCCTTACGATTGTTAAATACCAACAAAAAGTAGGTGAATGGATACCAGTTGAAGAAAGATTGCCAAAACATGATGGTGCGTATCTGATAACGGCAATCAATGATTGTGGTGGTGTATACATGGATGTATCTAATTACGATAGTCAATACAAATCATTCAGTTATGACGGAGTAGAGGATGATAACGCTATCGCATGGATGAATTTACCTAAAATGTACGAGGTAAAAGAATGAAAGAATATAACGTGTTAAGAACGATTATGGAACTAAACAGTAAAGGATATGATGTTTATATCACTGAGAGTAATGAAGGAAGGTTTATTGAAGCTTATGGTTGTGAAAATGTCATAACAAAAAAATTAGAAATTCGATCAGGAGGTTTTTATTCAGAAGAATCATATATCTATGCTTTACAAGAAATTATGACCGAAATAAATATAGGAGAAACAAAATGACTAATTTAGAATTTTATAAAGATGAGATAAAGAAAAAAATAAAGAACGGTGAGAATTTTGTTTGCGCAATTTGTCAGGCAAAAAATAAGAATTGTCAACAATGTAGCGCAGATGATGGTGATGATATTCTATGTAATGTTGTCGATTGGCTTTTAGAAGAACACAGAGAACCAATCAAACTAAAACAATGGGAAAAGGACTTGCTCGAAAAATTTAATAAGAGCCAATTTTTCGATTATGAATCACCTCTTTTTAAAATGAAAGCTGAGGGCTATTTCAAAGGCGTTGCAGATACATCTATGACGTTAAAAGAAATCTTAGAAAATTGCGAGGTAATTGAAAATGAATAAATGGATTGAAACATTGTCGGTGATGAAAGAATTAATAAGTATTTTTTCAATCAATATTGAGAGGGGTAATTTATGAACAATGTACAACTAATCGGAAATTTGACAAAAGACATTGAATTGAGAAAAACGCAGAATGGAAAAAGCGTTGTGAATTTCACATTGGCCGTAGCTAGAACGTTCAATCGTGAAGAAACAGACTTTATCCAATGCCAGGCATGGGGAAAGACGGCAGACATCCTACATCAGTATTGCCATAAAGGATCTAAAATTGGTTTAAACGGAAGCATTGAAACAGGCTCATACGAAAAAAACGGTCAAAGAGTTTATACAACAACCGTAATCGCTAATAGCATTGAGTTATTGACACCTAGAGAGCCTATGACGGCGCAAAACACACAATCTAGTACAAATATGTATGGAGAGCAACAAGAGCCTTATATGAAGCCAAAATATGACTACGGACAGAGTTTAACGGAAATGGCAGAAACGGACGGAATAACATCTGACGATTTACCTTTTTAAAGGAGGTTTGAAAAAATGAAAGTAACGATTCAATTCAAAAACAAGGAATTTATACAGGGTTTAAATTTAGAAGAAGAACAAATTACAAGTCTGTTTACAAATGATGTAACGGTCATAAATACAGACGAGTTAAAGTTTTTTGTTCCAAAGCAAAATATAAACTTTATTATGGCAGAGAAAGAGGAAGAGAAAAAGAATGTGGATTGATTATTTTAATGGTATGGTGCTTGAAAAAGGAGATACAGTAAGAGCCGTTCCATATGTCGCCAAACCATCAGCTAGAAACATTGTGCAATGTGAATTGACAGGTTTAGATAAACACGGAATTTGGAACGCACTTGATTTAGAATCAGAATATGACTGTGGAGAGTGTTATGGCGACCCTAGAGAAATCAAACTTACTGATGAAATGATACTCAAGGTATGGAGGGATGATGAATGAGTGTGCCAATCTATAAAGGGGAAATCTATTGGTGTTCCTTACCGCACTATTCAAATAGTGTCTTAAAAAAAGACAGACCTTGTGTTATTATTTCCAATAACAAAGCCAATGAAGGCTCATACACGGTGCAGGTATGTCCTATCACGACTAACAGTAAAAAAGAAAACATACCTTGCCATGTAAAAACAAGATATGGCATGGTGCATTTAGAAAACGTATATACGATTGATAAAGAACAAGTAAAAGACTTAAAAGGAAGATTGAATTGGCAAGAGATGAGGCAACTCGACACTTCAATTCTAATTCAGTTTGGCATTATTTAATTGGCAGAATATTTCAAAGACTATGTGTTTCCCAATGAACTATGGAAAAAATACGAAGGGCAACCATTGTTTAGGGGAGACGCAGTAAAAGCAGACGTATATTTTTCAGACGGTAAAGATATAAGAGTCTGTGAATTGCTTAAAAGGCACAAAAACAATTGGTATGCTTGGGATCTAAAAGGAAAAAGGCAAGTTCTTATTGATAAGGATATGGTACTAGAAATACTACATGATGAGTGGTATTCAAAGCGCAGGGATCAACCTGAAAAACACAAATTTTATTGGGAAACACGGGGGCAAGACGAATGATTGCAATTCGGCTATGAAAGGCATTTCATGGTATAATATATATGAGCAAGTTGGTTGTCCCGCCCTTGGACTTGCCTCCCAACTATGCTCAGTATTATAAAAGCATAGTTAGATAAAAACAGGCAAAAACAAGGGCTTTCTAAAGTCTTGGTGGCAATGCAAAACCGATTATGTACTAGTCAACATAATGGAGAGGGAATCCTTAAGCAGAGGACTAGAAGTTCTGTAGATAATTGCGTAAAACCTATCCTTAAGCCGTCCAAACCCTTTTAGCACGTTAAAAAGTCAATGCTTAGACGGTAGTATAAGTCAGTCATATAAGGTAACTACCGATCAAAAAATCCCATATTGACTTTTCACGTTTTATAGAATGGGATTTTTAAACATGAGGGTAGTTTAATAAGCAGAATATCGGTCTCCAAAACCGAAGAAATTGGTGCAATTCCAATCCTTCATGCCAAAAGGAATGATTACATGGAGCGTAAATACACACCCCATGAGTTATGGGATATATATATGCGAGGCAAACCGCCGAAGAAAGAAACGATATTGCAGAAAGCAATTAGAAAGGCGAGAACATGGGTAAAACGATTGAAGAAATGAATTTGACCGAATTAAAACAGTTAAAATTAGAAATAAATAAAAGAGAATCTAAGATAAAGGTAGATTTAAACAGAAGGCGAGATAGAGAAAATTATTCAAAACTAGAGGAGTTTCCGTTAATGAAACCAGTAAAAGGGTTCGAGGGATTATATTCTGTTACAAAAGACGGAAAAGTATACAGCCTATTAAGAAATAAGTTTTTGAAACCACGCAAAAATGAAAAAGGATATTTAGGTGTAAATTTAAAGAAAAATGGTAAGGTATACAATAAAAGAGTAAGTAGAATGGTGGCAGAGGCGTATATACCAAATCCTAATAATTACCCTCAAGTAAACCATAAAAACTATATTAGAGATGATAATAGGGTTGAAAATTTGGAATGGTGCGATAGTGTCTACAATAGTTGTTATTCGTTGCCTAACAAAAAGTATAATAGAAAACCCAAATCTGGAGAAAAGCATATTACAAAACAAGGGAATTTTTATTTAGTAAGATTGTATGTTGGAGGGTATGAATCAAAAGCTTTCAGAACAATGGAAGAGGCGAAAATCTACCGAGATAGAAGAATCGAAGAAAGAAAATTGTACGTCAACACAGTTTAAATGATATGGGGGGTATCAACAGACCAATACAATTCAATGTAGGGAGGGGTTCAACAGACACCACCATGTTTCAACACACCGACCTATCGCAACAACCGCCAATACACAACAAAGTAAATTATTATACACAAGGCTATGCCGAAGCCCGTATATCGACCAAACATCCATAGATACCTATATAAACTGTTGTAAATAAAAGGTCATACAGTAGCACGCATAAAATTGTTCGCAGTCCATGAACAACCATCCTAAAGTTTTTGGCACAATCAGTAAGCAAAAATCATATATTGAAACTCCTTCTTATTAATCAAACGGCATAGCGACAACGATATACGGTATGTATTATAACCAGGTAAAAGGGTAATCATGCGAAAGCGAGATATCATGCAAGCATGGTATGTAATAAGGCATATAAAAAAATAAATAAAATATTTGAAGATATATTGCACGCATGATATACTGTTCTTGGGGGCGAGGACAGATGAAAATGACAGAGGCGCAACAAAGAGCGGTAAACAAATATAACCGCAATAACACCTTCAACGTATCATTCCGCCTAAACAAAAACACACAGGCAGATATTATAGAATACGTTAAGCAAAAGACAGGGTACGGTACAGAAAACCCTCATGTAAAAGAATATATATTATCTCTAATACAGAAAGATATGGAAGATAACGCATAGTTTCTTCCTTTTTTTATTATAAAAACACGAAATAAAAAGACATTTTGTATTTTTTGCATTTTGTATTTTTTATTTTGTGCTAAAAACTAGGAATTCTATTTTGTATTTTGTATTTTTTATTTTGTAAATGTCTATGATTCGTGGACAAAGTGTCAAAAATTTCGGTGTTTTATAAAAATGAATTCAAAAAGTGTTTATGAATCGTGAACAAGTATTATATATAAGGATGATTGAAAAAGTTATAAAAAAAGTGCAAAAAAGTGTTTACAATCTAATGCGCGCATGATACTATATGAGTGTCAAAAGAAGGAGGCTTACAAAAATCAAACAAAAGAAGAGAATAAAAAAAGGGGTACTAGTAAGGCCTGAGAAACTTTGACTAGTACCACCAAAAGCAAGGCATAGACATAAAAATACATATAAGGAGGACTAAGCCCCTTTAGTCTATGCCCTTAGATTGTATCACAATTGAGGGGCTTAAAAAAAGAAAATGGAAATTTATGAATTAAATGCAACGAAACAAAAAAGTTATTACGGGAAAGCCTTAGTATTAGAGAATAAAAGCACAATTAAATTGCAAAGTTATTCTACCATTGTAGCGGTGTTCAGCAAAAAAACTAACGTGCTAAAAATCAATGGATGGTACTCAATGACAACGTCAAAACACATAAACGACTTTTTAAGGGAGCTTGGGTCTTGTAAGCAGTTCTCTAAAAAAGAAATATATAACGGATTGACTATTCAATTATAGGAGGGCTCATACATGACAAAAGCAGAACTGATCGAAATCAAAATGAAACACATAGACAACGCCCTGCACGAAATTGGAGCGCTGGAAGAAAACAAAACTTTAAGAACACACTTTAGTTATAACATTAAAGGTATAGACATTTACACAATAGGAGCGGGCGTAGATGAGCTGGTCGCTTGTGACACGTACAATAGTTTAATTGACGCCTTGTCAGGTATGCAAAACTTGATCTTTATTATTCAAGAGGCTAGAAGATCATGCTAAAAATTAAAAAAAATAAATACGGGCATTATTACATACTTAAAAGAGGCAATTTCCAAGAGGCTGGGGCTATATGCAAAGAAAATATAAAATATATCGTCACACATAAATACCTAACAGAAAAACAAAAAGAGAGGATCTTAAAATATTATGAATAAAAAAGACATATTAGAAATGGAAACAATCGCATATTATAGCAGTTTTAACGGCTTGCCAGTGCACATTGAAATTTATAACGGTGCATATTATATGGATACGTATTGCACGTTATAAAAAAAGGGGGTGTAAATATGTATCTAGGTAACATATATATTAGATTTAAGAATGGTGCTTATGTTATAAACTCTTCTTTTGATTATAGCGAAATGGTCTATATATTCTACTCGAAAAAAGAAGCCTTAAAAAAATATAAAGAAACACACGGCTTGAAATATAAAAGGGGCATAGTTATTTACGATTATACTAAGGGGGTTTACTAGATCATGACAAAAAAAGAACTAAGACAAAAACTTTTAAAATATTATCAAAAAAACATAGATAAAAAAATAAATAACAGAATAATGCCATACAAGTTTATTGACTTGTATGCATTAGGTTTAAAAGAAAATAACTTCTTTGCGTTAGCTATGAACGAGCTATCACAAAGAGAATGGTACACGGGAGCCCTGCAGGCGTGTTATCAGTTTGAAGATGACTTCAAGGAGGTTTATAACTTGTGAAAAAAGAAACATTGAGACGTTATAGACTTATTATAAGTCTTCTTGTTATTCTTCTCCCTATCGCTTTCTTGATTGGGGTACTAAGCGGGCAATATGATGTTATAAATAATCAAATAGTTACTAACGATACATACAAAAGCGGTAGTTACCAGGTAGAGTATAACGGCAAAACATACTATTATTATTATAAAACTTCTAATAATAATATTATGGACGCCATAAATTATGATATTGATATGGCTTGCGGTTCAGACCCTTATTGCCGTGATGTGTTCACGGACTGCTAAAACTATGTTATATTGTTTATTCTTTATTGGATGTGTGGGGTTACTGCTTAAATATCCTTTAATCATATTATTAATAGCTTTATTACTATATAAATATATACTTAAGGACTCTTGATTGAGTCCTTTTCTTTTGCCTGCTTGTGTGGTGTCAATGTAGTACGTTGGCACCAGTAGTCATTAATGCTTTACTTAAAGGACTTTGAAATCGTTGGCATAATTCTATTAATAATTGTATGGCTTTAATAAAGTGATTCTAAGGCGCTTTATGCCTTTAGCGGTGTTATTATGCGCTTTGACTTGTTGCTTGTCTGTGCGCTTGTATGGCTCTTATAAGGCTATGTAAAAGTCATATGACATTCATATATTATTTCAAATTCGCAACAGGAAAAAAGGGGTGCCGTAGGGTAAGATACCCCCACCAAACTAATCCCAATTTTTCAAACCTAGTAAGTCTAATCTAACTACTACCCCCTTTTTCAGAAAAAGTTTTTGAAAAGTCAAAAAAACAAAACGAAAAATTTTTGAATGGGTTAAAAATAAAAGCCAATTTCAAAGTATACAAAAATACGTAGTATAATATAGATATGGGAAAATATGTAAAAAGACGAGAGAGAATGAAAAGCAATCAAAGAGAAGATAAGACGAAAACGGCATTTCAAATAGAAACAGAGAATTTAAAAGACAGAATCTATATGGAGTACATGAAACAGGGAGGTTTTGACAACGGTGTGTGTATGACAGATATTGTCTGTAAATTCAGACCGAACAGGTCAAGAAATGCGAATTGGATATACGGGTATCGTATATTAAACGATCCTGATGTAAAAAGACGGATACAGGTGCGAAATGCTAAAAGGATTTATTCTTCGAAGTTGGATTTTCAAGACAGAATCAATTATTTAACGGGGGTTATTTTAGGGGAGATTGAATTAGACGCCGAAGCAAAGGACAGATTAAAAGCGGTTGACATTATGAACAAAATGGAAGGTGTCTATGTCAACAAGAGTCTGAATGTCAATCAAAATATCTCTATAGATGAAGAAAGAGAAATCATTCAGAAACGTTTGAATCAGTTATTGGCGAAAGACGCCGAAGTTAAAGAAGTGGAGAAAGAAACTGTAGATGAATAGTTTACAGGAACGTGTTGTTAAGTTATGTGAATCGGCAAGCCCTAAAAAAGAACTGACAGAATGGACAAGAGGGTACATTCCAAAGCATTACAAGCGTTTGAATATCTCTATGGAAGAAGCTATTCGATTGGCAAAGATGGGCGTTGTAGAAGCCATGACGTGCTTTAACACGAATATGTACTTTACACAGGCTTTAATGTTTGGAGCGGTTATCGAACACTTTACAACGGGGAAATACAATACACTAACGATTGTTACGACTTCTCAATACGGTAAATCTTATACAATGGGGCAAATTGCCGATTGGATAGCTTATAAAGGACATAAAGTAAGAATTGCGGCCGGAGATGAAGGGACAACACAGGTCATTATGTCCCATGTTATTGACCATTTACAACACGCTCACCAAGATATCAAGAACAATCTGATTGTCGAAAACCAAGACAAAATAGAACGATTGGGAACTTCTGTTTCAAAAAAGAAGATTTCCTGTAAGAACGGCGGAGATATCGAAACCGTTACGTTAGGTGCAACGACAAATGACCCTAAAAAACACAACAAAGCGATTGGCCGTGGTGAAAACTACATCATAGATGAAGCAGGCCTTGTTCCTAACGAAGCCTATGTCGAGATTGGACGGCGTGAATTTTCCAATGTAGACGGACATAAAGATTTATTGGTGCAGATTTCCAACCCCCACAGGGAAGGAATGTTCTATGATTCACTGACAAATGAGAATCCATTGGAAGATGAGATCATAATTTGGATGGATGTTAGAACGGCCATTGAAGAAGGCCGTATACGAGATACAAAACAAGTCATAGAATCGGCATTTTTCAAAGAAAAATCTACTTTGCAACGCTATTTATTGTGTGAATTGGAAAATTATTCCGAAGAATCCATGTTTTCCAACATAAAATTAGACGATTCACCAATTGAGCCAGGATGTACGTTCTTTTTAGGCATAGATTCTGCTTATAAAGGCAAAGATAACATAGATGTTTGCCTTTCCTGTACCAATTCATATAACAAAATACGTATTTTAGACATTATTTCCATAAAAAAAGGAAAATGGGTAGACGGAAAAACGTCTGAAAAGATACTGAAAGACATTTTAAAGATACAAAGTAAGGTTCATGCCAAGTTTATTTGTGTAGATATTGGTTGGGGTGTCTATATCGTGGAAGGATTGGCTAAAAAAGCAACAGATTTTAGCGTTTTAGGTATCAATTTCGGCGGTGGAACAACGAAACAACGCAAAGAACGCAACCATTATTCGGCAAAATACGGTGCAAATATGCGAGCCGAGATGTATTTAGACTTGCAACAACTTATGGACGCAGGGAAAGTCACATTTACAACGAAATGTGCAAATTTACTAAAAAATCAGTTAAGTGCGACAAAATCAACGATAAAAACAGGTGGAAAAGTAGCGATTATTGCTAAAGACGAGATAAAAGCAAAGATTGGACATTCCCCTGACGAGTTGGATTGTTGCGTTTTAGCGGTTCACTCAATTATGTTATATAATATGAGTGGGGGAATTTATGTCTATACTCAAAATGAATAGGAGGTTTTACGTGAAGTTATGTCAAGAAGAAGAAATAAAAAAGCAAAATTGAACAATGCTTCCGTTCAACCGTTTGACGTAAATTATTGGTCACAGGCAGAACTCATCTTAGATATGCTCATGAAATGCAATACAAACTGTTCTTCGGGATTCCAATTGCAGAAGCACAAGAACGAGTTTGAGCATATTGATTGGATGATAAAAAATCTTCCTACCTTGCCTTATGTTATGGATTCGTATTTAAACTTTGTCTTTTCCAATAAATTGACAACAGGCGATCCTGTATTGGATGAAAGAGTTCTAAATCCATTCCTGTATAGACAAAACATTAAGGGAGTTACAAACTTTGCCGTTATTCGTGAATCCATTAAAAATATGATTCTGTATGGTAAATGCGGTATTCGTTGGTTGGATTTTGACAACGGTATATTAAACGTTGACGCAAACCGATACACAAGTATTGTAAAAGCCGACAAAGAATACTATGGATTCAACAAAACTATTGCTTATGCAATTTCTACAGATGAAACAGAAAACATTTCTTTAGGAACAGAGCCTATTGAATTGGATCGTGACGAATTTAGGACAACAGGAAACATCATTTCCAAAAACAAAGACGTTATGATTGTTCTTCCTGAAGATTTCGTAAATTTAAGAACGGACACAAGCAAAGAAAACGGTACAAGTAAACTGATGGAAGATGAACAACGATTAATGTTGATTGGAAACGTATATCAACGTTTGAATTACGATATCGTGTATGACGGCCCAGGTCGATTGATTTTTTGGCTAAAGGACAATTTCTTGAATGGTGGAGATATAGATTTATCGGCAGACGAGATATTTGACCAATCAAGTCAAGCTAAAGACTTACGAGCCAAAAGAGCAAAAGATGAGATTCGTCAATTGGCAGAAGAAATCAAAGGTTCTTCTTCTGACAATGTTATTTTGGCAAGTTCATACTTTGAAAATAAGTTTGAACATATACCAAGGGTTACAAAAGCAACAGAATTTTTGGAATACTTACAAGCCAAAGAGGGTTCTATCATTGCACAATGTATAGGAATTACACCTGAATTGATCGGCTTAGGAGATGTATCAGGAAACGTTTCTATGGAAAAAATCATTGATAATGCCATGGTAAACGTTATTATTCCGTTGCGTGAAGCGATAGCAACGCAATTATCTCCATTCTTTTCTGAAAAATTAGGTATTCCAAAACTGTATTTTGATAAATACGAGGCACGATATAACGTTGACCGTTCAAGCGAAGCGTATAAATATTCCTTATCTGTCAATCAGATGATACAGGCATACGCTACAAGTATGGAAATGAACGGAAAAATGCCTCAAGACATCCAAAATGGAATTATGGAAGCATTACAAATGTTAACAACTCACATTACAAATGTATCTTAGGAGGTAAAAGATGGGAGTATTAGAAGAAATCATTAAAAATGGTGAAGCGACACCGATTGCAAAAGTAAACGGACGAAACGTATATACATTTTCGGACGCAGTACGTGTCAATAATAAAGAACGTGCAGAGGAAATTTACGAGGGAAAAGTAGATTTCGGAAATAGAGAAGTTCGTGAAGGCGGATTGTGTTACACACGTACACAATGCCATACAGTAGCGGTCAATCCTGATAATTATTATTTGAATCGTTACCGCAAGAAAAAAGAAGGAACGAAAACGATTTATGAAGTCGTTTCAGATTACAGAGCGATCAAAGAACAGTCTACAGGACGTGTTTACACCAATAACATTGTTGTAGACATGGTTGAAAATTCAAAAGATGGATTGAAGTATATTGGAAGAAAAAATATTTCAGATACCGAATTTATCAACGAATTTAAAAACAACCTGAACAATGAATCATTTCAGAAAATCGCTTCTGTGATTCTTGAATCGGTAGAAGGGCAAGCTACTGGTAAAGGAGATTCGTTAGATTTATAACATTTAAAAGTAAATAGTTAAAGAGGCAATACAAAGGGCAATGAACTAAGGCTAAAACGAAAAAATCGTTTTGCATAGATTCAAAAGGCTCAACGTATTGCCTTTTTTGTATGTCGAAAGGAGAAATTATGGCAACAAACACTAGAACGTTTGACGTAAAAATCACATTAAAACCCGAAGTTTCTGCTCAAGAAGATACTGTACAAACTGTATCAGAAACAATCACATTAGAAGATGAACAAGCACAGAACTTTTGGGCAATGTATCAGGCTTATTTGAACGGACAGGGAGACGCAATTGGATTTACTTATTTCGATAAGACAGTCCTTGAAAAACCAAGCCCTACGGCCACAGAAGTAATTGCTAAGACAATCTTGTTTGAAAACGTTAAAACTGTAGAGCGTATGGCTACACAGAGCGCTACAACAACAGATTATGACTGTGCAGATTTAGATTTATGTAAATAAGGTGAAACCATGGAAGCTAGAGAAACGAAATGGTTCAAAACAGAAAAAGAGAGACTTGCATATATTAGGGGGCAATATCAGGAATACAAATTAACACCTGCAAAAAAGAAGGGAAAAAAGAGTGCAACAAAAAACGTTCAAACTGATTGACATTATCAATGAACGAACAAGAGTTGATGTCGTTTTCAGAAAAAACGGTATCACCAAGTATTCGTATATCACTCTTGATCCAGGAGTTGAGTATGAGCTTCCTAATGATGAGTTGTTTGAAAGTTCTGTGCGAGGTGCAAAATTCAAGAAATTTTACAACCGTGACATGGAAGAAAAATTAAAAGCAAACAATGTACCTTACAAAATTGAAATGTGCAAGTCGTGTGGTGGACGAGTAAAGAAACTTGTCTACAATCCATTGGAGGTAATCGAGTAATGCCAATACCTACCATAGTTCAGGATATTAAAAACAGTTTAAGACAAAGAAAAGATTCTAAGCGAAACATAGACGAATCAATCAATTTGGAAAACTTGAAAGATAAAGAACTGATTTTAACCCTTAATAATACCTATCTACAAGACAATTCTGTGCGTCTTTTAGATGAGGGGGCAATTATGTATGAGGGCGGTGAAAATGTTCGCCTATACATCATGAAAGGGGCTATAGACAAGTTCTATGAAAGTCTTTCTGATGATTACGTTGGATATGTCAATTTGGCTCACATAGATATTTGGTCGTTGCCATTAAACATTGGTACATGGACTAAACAAGATTTAACGGTTGTAGATATCGGAGATGGACGCAAAGGGTTAAACGTCAATGCAGAGATCAACGAAAACTTGAATATCGTTAAAGACTTGCGAGCGCAGGAAATTCCATTGTCTATTAGTGCCGAATTACAGTTACAAATAGATTGGGAAAAGACATTCGCTTTAGATTTTCTTTGTGTAAGTGGAATCGATATAAAAGGATTTTCCGTTGTTGGAAACCCTGCAAATACCAATAGCACTTCTATTGAATTGAATGTAAAAGGAGAAGATGAAATGAATTTAAAAGAATTCTTATCAGGTAAAAAGGAAGAAGTTGTAGAAACTCCTACTGTAGAAACAACAGAAACCCTTGAAACTGAGGAAAAAGTAGAATTATCAAGTGAACAAATGACAAACTTGGAAAACTTCATGGCCGAATTTGAAAGTTTGAAAACAGAAAACGAAAACTTGAAAAACGAAATCAATGAATTAAAAGAAAAATTAGAAGATAAAGCAAAAGAGGCAGAAAAAAAGAGCGAGTTTAGTACAAAATCAGAAGAAATCCTTTCTCGTTTAGAAACACTTATGTCAGGTGTTGCAGTTAAAAAAGAAGAAGTTAAAACGGGATATTTAGGAAGTATTGAGCCGAAAGGAGAAGAATAATGCCTTTATTTGATACACAAGTATTAGAAAACAACGCAGTCGATATTTCGACATTCGCTCAATTGAGCAATATTGGAGAAATTGGTATGGCACCTGATTTTTCACAGAATCAGTTGGCTAACGATTTCCAAAACCGATTCCCTTTATTGGATTGGTTGTTTGGTACACCTCGTTCTACACAGGTACAGAGAGCATTTAACAATGGTTCTGCACAGATTCACAGAAGCACGGACAAAAAGCTGAACATTGTATTGCCTTGGGAAGTAGGAACTACTTTACCTGAAGATACAAACAACGAATGTTGTTGGACTCCATTAGACATTCAGAAATGTGGAAGCGAAGTTCCATTGATGTTGTTATGTTTGAAAGATTGCGACAAAATCTTAGAAAACTTAGTATGGAGCACAAAACGTTTTGGATCTAACGATTTGACAGGATATTTTGCACGACAAGGTGAAACTGTTAAAGAAGCACGTGACAGAATGGCACGTTTAAGCATGGCTTATTTCACTTCTTATAACATTATCAACGGTACTTCTACTACAGGTACTACTGTATTGAAACCGTTCCATGGATTGTTGGAAGTTATGGAAGATAAGTCAGTTATCAAAATCTTAGGTTCTAATATTTTGGCGGCTTTCGATTCATTAGGATGTCGTTTATCTGTAGTTGGTGGAACAACAAGTGCATACGATATCGTATTTGCCGTTCATCCATTGACTTATTTAGCTATCAAAGAAGTTATCGTTCCAGGCAAATTCAACGGAGAATTACCTGCTAATTGGACAAAAGACGCTAACGGTAACGTAATGTTTATGGGGCATAGATTCATTGAAGATAAAACTGTTCCTGTAGATGTTACTAAAGGCGTTGGTGACGTATGGGTTATTGACGGTGGTTCTACAGGTGTTGTAATGGGAACAGATTTGATTCCTAGTGAAAGCTTCATTAGACGTACTGTAGCGACTACAGACACACCTTCAGACGGTTGTGCTACTGAATGTACATTCTATTACAACTTTGGTGCAGTATTTAATACTAACCCTAACCGTATGGCAGTTATTACAGATATTCCGTTAAGTGCTAATTGCTTAGGTGCAACTTTGAACGGACTTGACAGTTTGATTACTCCACAGACGATTGTTCCTATTAACAAAGCCTCTGTTTAATAATGGAAACAATTTACGAACAACTAAAAAATTATTGTGATTGTTTAAAAACATCAGATGTAAATGCCGATAATTTCAATCAAAATATAAACCAACTCATAGATTTAATAAGCACTCTAACGTGTTGGAAAAGCAAACCATGTGAAACACTCCTGTCTAGCGATAGGCAGGAAGTGTTTGACATAAATGCCGTGAAATCTTGTTGGTGTGACAATGGATTGATGATTGTTGACCTGTACTACAAAGAAGTAAAGGAAGAAACAATTAAAGTTACCGTGCAAATAAGAAACGGTGTCCAATTTGAAAATTTAGAAATCGACACTAGCGATTATTCATTTAATGTTTACGAAAACAAGTTGTATATTGACCTATCAAAATACAATATCAATGATTTTTGCAGTTGTGAGAAAGTGCATAAAGTTATAGTTGAGTATACCGCAGGCTTTGAACTTCTTCCTGAATGTTTGCTACCTATCTTCTGTGATTACTTGCAATACGTTATTGAATATAACCGTTGTGATTGTAATTGCGATACTTGTGAAGATGATACGACAAATGAAGAACCGCAAGAGCCTGATACAATCGAAGAATATATTCAAAACTCTATCTTTATTGCATACAAAAGACAATTAGAAACCATTTCCCTATGTGGTAGAAACAATTGGTTTGTAGGTATGGTCGTATGAAAATAAAGTTTCTAGGAGTAAAAGGCGAAGTTAAAAAAAGTGGTTGTCCTGTTTGTGGGAAAAGTATTCGTTATTCCTATGCGCCGTCTTACTCAAAAAGAATCATATTACCAACAGGACGTATCATGATATTCATTATCAATCACGAGTACACAGTAAGCGAAGAAGAAGGGCAATTCTTGTTGAAATACCATTATGAATTAAAAGGAAAAGAGGTATACCCTTTTGTCAAAGTCTGATGATTTAATGACAGTTGTTATTGAAGCAGTCCAAGAGGAATTCGAACAAAAAGCAAAAGAGTTAGAAGAACTCATAGGGAATGAAATCAATAGCAAAGAGGGAACTCTAAAGAGTTGTATGACACATGAAAAATTGTCAGATACTTCTTATTTCGTTGGCATAGATGGAGATAAGCTAAAAAGAAAATCTAAAAACCATTTTGATTATTCTATGGCTTATTGGAAAGGAAGAAAAGAAGTACGCCCTATAAAAGCAAATGCTTTGCATTGGCAAGAAAACGGTCAGGACGTATTCGCAAAAAAGGCAAAAGCAACGAGTGGCGATCCATTCGTAGAAAGGGCAATAGCAAAATTCAAATAAAGGAGAAGAAAGAATGGCTTTGAAAAAGAAACAAACTAAAAAAACAGATTCAAATGCTTTCATTCAAAGAAAGTTGTTGGCTTTCAATGCGATTAGTGGAAGTAAAGAAACTAGAGCAAGAGCCGAAAAAGCTATGACACGTATTATCTCTAAGAATAAGGGAGGTTTAGCATAATATGAATAAGTGCAATTTAAACCGTGTTGTTGCCCAAAAAGTTGGTTATAACAAGGTAGAAAAAACACAGGAAGTTGATTTCAACTTAAGTACAGATATTGACGCTTGTGTAAAAATCAACACGAAGAACTACATTGCCTATGAAGGAGCAACCGCACCTGTTTATTCTCGTTTAGCCGTGCCACAAGACATGATTAATGTATGTGCCGTTAAAGGTTGTAAAAATACAGGCACTTTAATCATTTCTACTAAAAACGAAGGTTCAGACTCAAATTATACACATACGGCAAGCGCTACATTCGCAAAAGCTACTAACGCCGTATTGATTTCAGCAGGTATTGTTTACTTCTATGTTGACTTCCCTAAAGCAGGAACATATACAGTAGATTTAACAATTGGCGATATCAAAGATTCTGAATTAACTAACGGAGATAAATATACACAGGAAGTCACTGTAACAGCAGAAGGATATAAACCAATTTCATTCGATTTGTCAATGGCACCGTCAGAAGACGTTGGAACAGGTTGGAATCCAACAACAAGCGGTATCACAATGCAGATTGATGTTACTTCCACAGATTCTATTGAATCAGGATATATGGTTGGTTTATCTTCTATTTCTATCTTTGAAGATGTGGAAGATTTGGCAACCAATGAAGTCGTTAAATTAGGTTGTATGACAGGCATTGAAGGTGACGATACCATTGACGCCATGGAAGAACAGTGCTTGGGAGCACAGTACGACACTTCTACAACAAGCGTAGAACGTACTATTACGGCTTCTACATGGAC